TGGTGTGAGTTCAGAGAATTTCGCTACTGCAAGAGCATTTATCGGTGATAGTTCCGACCGTATTGATGGCGTCAAAGGCGTAGGTTTCAAAACTTTAGCAAAGGAATTCCCGAAACTTCTTGAAGAAGAATTTATTGGAGTAGAAGATATACTTACTGAGTGCAACGAGCTGGTTGCTGGTTCCAAGAAGCCCAAGAAAATTCTTGAAGCCATTCAAACTAATCCAGATATTCCGCGCCTAAATTGGAAACTTATGTATTTAGACATGTCAAATCTCTCTGCAGAGCATGTAAAGCAACTTGATTATCGTTATGATAATCCTGTCACATCACGCAATAAAATAAAATTCCAAATGGGAATTATCAAGCTTGGTGTAAAAGATCCACAGCACATAAACGTTGATACATTTTGGCGAAGAATATCATCGATACAAACACAATAGGAGAGAATATGGGAGAACCTGCTTTGCAAATCCGTGAAGATGGACCAGCATTATTTCATGAGTATGGTAAATTATTTCAAGAGAAGATCTTTCAAGGTCTTGCTATGGACAAAGACTGGGCACAACAAATGCACGAGGTAATGAAGCCTCATTACTTTGAACTGCAATACTTGCAATATCTAACAGAGAGATACTTTGATTACTTCAATCGCTATCGTTGTTTTCCAACAATGCAACTATTGATATCAAATATCTCTGCAGAATTAGAGTCACAAGGATCAGAAGGTATTTTGAAACAGCAAATTGTTCAATTCCTTCATCGTATGAGAAGCAATCCTAATCCAGAAGACCTCCATGGTGTGAAAGAGAAAGCACTAGATTTTTGTAAGCGTCAGGCCTTCAAGGACGCACTTGTAGAAGCTGTTGAACTCGTAAAAGGTGAGAACTTCGAATCTGTTGTGGGACTGATGAAACAAGCGGTATCCGTGGGTATGCCTCATTCTGTTGGTCATGATTTCTTCGATGACATGGAAGCACGTTTTCAGGAGATTACTCGAATTACTACCCCTACAGGTATTAAAGAACTAGACACTCGAGATGTATTAGATGGCGGTTTAGGCCAAGGTGAACTCGGCTGTGTTGTAGCTCCAACTGGTGTGGGAAAGTCTCATTGGCTAGTTCAAATGGGAGCAGAAGCTATTCGAAGAGGCAAGACTGTAGTCCACTACACTTTTGAGTTGTCTGAAACATTGGTGGGTAAACGTTACGATGCAAATCTAACCGGAATTCCAGTGTCTGATCTCATCGATGAAAAAGCAAGTGTAATCAAACACTATGAAGAACATGACGAATATGGAAGACTTGTAATCAAGTATTATCCCACTCGATCTGCTTCTGTGAATACTCTTCGCAATCACTTGGAGAAACTTAAGTTTCGTGGTTACATGCCCTCTCTAGTGATTGTAGACTATGCAGACGTGATGAAATCAACAAAAGCTTATGATGCTATGCGACACGAATTAATGCTAATTTATGAAGAACTTCGACAACTTGCAGCGGATATGCACTTGCCTATCTGGACGGCATCACAGTCAAATAGGTCTGGTGCAAACTCTGATATCATTGGCTTGGAAAATATGGGTGAAGCTTATGGAAAAGCACAAGTATCAGATTTCGTGGTAGGATTATCACGTAAGCCTGAAGAGAAAGATAGAGGAACAGGGAGACTTTTTGTTGCAAAAAACAGAGCAGGACGAGATGGTATTCAGATGCACTTAGGTATCGATACATCCAGGTCTAGGTTTAGAGTGTTAGACGCACAAGAGATTGTTGAAACAGATCCAAAGAAAAAGCTTTTAGAAGCTTGGAATGACGTTAAAAGAGTTAAAGAAGAAATGGGAGACTATGATGACGAATAAAATTTATCCACAAGAACAAGTAAGAGAATCAACACTCGAATATTTTAAGGGTGATGAACTTGCAACATCCGTATGGATGAACAAGTACGCATTGAAAAATGATGAAGGAGAATTCTTAGAACAAACTCCAGATGACATGCATATTAGATTAGCGAAAGAATTCGAACGAATCGAAGGTAAATACGATAACCCTATGAGTTTTCGCGAAATTTATGATATGTTTGCAGGATTCAAATACGTAGTACCGCAAGGTTCTCCAATGAGCGGAATTGGAAACGAAAGGCAAATTCAATCAATTTCTAATTGCTTTGTTATTGATTCACCAGAAGACAGCTATGGTGGTATTCTCAAGGCAGATCAAGAAGAAGTTCAAATTATGAAACGTCGTGGAGGTGTTGGATTTGATATTTCTACTATCCGTCCAAAAGGTATGACCACTTCTAATGCTGCACAAACCACTGATGGAATAGAAGTCTTTATGGATAGATTCTCTAATTCATGCCGTGAGGTTGCACAAGGTGGTCGAAGAGGTGCTTTAATGCTCTCAATCTCTGTTCATCATCCACAAGTGATGGATTTCATCAAAATTAAACGTGATTTGACTCGTGTGACAGGTGCTAATATCTCCGTTAGAGTATCTGATGAATTTATGAAAGCAGTTAAAGAAAATACTGAATATATTCAACGATGGCCAGTAGATTCAAAAACTCCAGAAGTTCATCAACATGTTAATGCTTGTGAAGTATGGAATGCACTTATTGAAGGTGCGCATGCATCGGCAGAGCCAGGCGTTCTTTTCTGGGATACTGCTACACGAATGACACCATCAGATGCTTATTCAGATGTAGGTTTTGGATCTGTATCGACTAACCCGTGTGTGACCGGTGATACTCTAGTTATGACAAATACCGGAGTCAAAACAGTAAAAGAATTAGCTGATAAAAATGAAAAGTTTCTGGTCCAGTCTCTAAATACAATTACATTTGAAAATGAATTCAAAACAGCAATTGCTTTCAAGACAAAAGAAAATGCAAAAATCATGAGAATTGTATTGGATAGCGGAAAAGAAATTCGACTAACTCCAGATCATCGTGTATATACAGACCATGGTTGGGTAGAAGCCAAAGATATTGGTGTCATTCATAAAATTAAAACCTTAGAAAGTTTTGAGAAATGGACATCTATAATCGCCATGGAAGAAAGAGAGGATGTATATGACTTAACTGTCGAAGACAACCATAACTTTTTCGCCAACGAACTACTCGTACACAATTGTGGAGAGATTATTCTTTCACCATACGATTCATGTCGACTTATGTTGATGAACCTTACTTCCTTTGTAGACAACGCATGGACAGAAAAAGCTAGTTTTGATTGGGGAAAATTTAGAACAATATCTAGAAAGGCACAACGATTGATGGATGACATGATTGACTTAGAGATCGAACAGATTGATAAGATTCTTGCAAAAATCGATAGTGATCCTGAACATGAAGTTACAAAAACTCCGGAAAGAAATTTGTGGCAAACAATTAGAAATGTAGCAAAATCTGGACGTAGAACAGGTTTAGGGGTTACAGGCCTTGGTGATGCTATTGCAATGTTAGGTCAAAGATATGGTGATGACAAATCAATTGAAACTGTAGAAGAGATTTATAAATGGTTGTCTCTTGCTTCTTACGAAGAGTCAATTCAACTAGCAAAAGAACGTGGGGCATTCCCAGTCTTTAACATATCGAAAGAAGAAGGTCATGAGTTTTTGTCTCGTGTTACAAGTTCTTTAACAGAAGAAGTACAAGCTGATTATAGAAAATATGGACGACGAAACATTGCAAACACAACAACAGCTCCTGCCGGATCTGTCTCTTGTTTGACGCAGACAACTTCAGGTATCGAACCTGCTTTCATGTTATATTACAAGCGTCGCAAGAAAGCTGTCAATGGAGAAAAGGTAACATTCATTGATGATATGGGAGATCAATGGACAGAGTTCAACGTGTATCATCATGGATTTAAACAGTGGCTGGATAGTGATCACGGAACAACTGCATTCGTTGATGACTTAGATCACGCTGTTACATTTAGTCCATATCATGGTGCCACCGCAAACGAAATTGACTGGAAGGCAAAAGTTAAATTGCAAGCAGCAGCACAAAAGTGGATCTGCCATGCGATATCAAATACTACAAATTTGCCATCTGATGTAACTGTTGAAACTGTGAAAGATATTTATATGCTTGGCTGGGAACTCGGCTGTAAAGGTGTGACTGTATATCGTGATGGTTCACGTTCAGGTGTTCTTGTATCTACTGAAGATAAAGGGAAAAAAGACACACAGGCATTCAGCGATAGACACGCACCAAAACGTCCTGAAATACTAGAGTGTGATATCATGCATACTTCGGTAAAAATGGATCAATGGGTCGTTCTCGTAGGACTAATGGATGGAAAACCTTATGAAATCTTTGGTGGCAAAACTGAAAACATTGAAATTCCCAAAAAGTATAAGACTGGTAAATTACAGAAACGCTCTTGGAAGACTAAAGACTCACAGTATGATCTCGTTATGGGGGAAGGTGATGAGCAAATGGTTATCAAGGATGTCGTATCGGTCTTTAATAATGCGAATTATGCTGGCTACACTAGAACTATTAGTTTGGCTCTACGTCATGGTGCTCCTGTACAGTATCTCGTAGAACAAATGCAGAAAGACAAAGAAGCAGATATGTTCTCGTTCTCAAAAGCTATTGCGAGATGTTTGAAGAAATATATCAAAGATGGCACTATAGCTTCAGACAAAGACTGTAAAGACTGTGGTGCTACAGGCTCTATGGTATATCAAGACGGATGCTCAATGTGTAGTTCTTGTGGCATGTCGAAATGTACATGAAAAATCACTGAATTTAACTCTTGAAGCCAGGTCTCCCAGCCTGGCTTCTTTTTTCTAGAAAATTTATGCACAGCTAGACAAATGAAACTCACAATATATTACATTAGTAATGTAAATAAAAATCAAACAAATGGAGATCACAATGGCTGAATTATTCAAAACTCATATCACTTTTAATAATGGCGAAACTCACATAGAAGAAGCTATCACCGCAGATAAAATTGGATCGACTATCCTTCGATTGTGTGAAGGTCCTTCTGCAGCAGCAGGCATTATCCAACGTGCCATTATTGTAGACGGAGGAGATTGCATCTGTATCGAAATTATTGGACGTGATATTGTCTATCCTCCCCAATTAGCGGAACAACAACAGTCTTATCGTTCTGGACAAAAACAACAAGCTTAAGGAGAGCATATAATATGAGAAGTCCATTTATTCAACTCACATCAACTAATGGTGGTGCAAAGATATCTGTCAACATAAACAATATCTGCAACGTCGAAGATCAAACTTATTCAAACAGTAAAACTCGAATTACATATATTTCTTTGAATAGCCCAGGACGAACTTCTGTCCACGTAAAAGAAAATTACGAACATGTTATCAGTTTAATTAACGAATATTATCAATGAATGCTTGTAATCAATGCCAAATATACCTACAATTACTATGTTAAATTAACCACTCAATAGGAGAAATCATGTTTTGGAAACTCAAACAAGATGAAAATATCAAAGAAGCAGAGCTTCGCTATAATCCCGTTATTATCACTGTCAATGAATTCAATGAAGAAGCAGCACATAAATTCTGTACAGATATGGCCAAAGCTCAAAATACAGGACAACCAATTATTCCTATTGTGATTGATTCTTATGGTGGAGAGGTTTATTCTCTTATGCGCATGATTGATGCTATCAATACTAGTAAAATTCCTGTTGCGACAATCGTAGAAGGTAAAGCAATGTCTTGCGGTGTTATTCTTGCTTCTTGCGGGTCAAAAGGACAACGCTACATTGGCTCTAATGCAACTCTAATGGTACACGATGTGAGTTCAGGAAACTGGGGTAAAAATGCAGAGATTCAATCTGGTGCAGATGAAACTAAACGATTGAATGAGAAAATCTATGAAATTCTAGCTAAAAATACTGGTAAGGAAGCGTCTTGGTTTCATAAGAAAATCAATAAACGTGGAAGAGCAGATTGGTTCGTAACTCCAGAAAAGGCAGTAGAAATCGGATTCTCTGATATCATTGGTGTTCCAACTCTTATCGTAGATATGAAAGTAGACTATAAATTCGGTGTATAAAAAGAATTTGTGTGTATAATTACCCCTATACTAATTAAGTCTAGGGGTTTTTTATGTTGTTACCTATTTTTCGAGATTGGATCTCATATCATAAGGCACTTGAACTCTGGTTTCATAGTGCCCATCATAATGTTAGGGGTAGTGCTTTTTTAGCAGACCACATCCATTTATATGGAGACCTCTACAATAGTCTTGGTGATACTTTTGATTCTATAGTAGAAAGAGGCATAGGACTAACAAAAGACCAGAGTTTAGCTGATGCAGTTTCTTATGCGATTGGTGCTTCTAATCATTTAAAGGGATGGTCTATTCCCTCCGGTCAAAACGCTGAACAACTTGTCCTAGAAGCACAGAGAAGATTGGAAGAATACTTAGAGTACCTTGAAGCAATGAGAAAACAAATGGAAATTCAAGGAATTTTATCTACGGGCTTGGATGATATGTTAGCTGGAATGTGTAATGATATCGAGAGTAAATTGTATCTCGTTGGACAGAGAGCTAGTTTCTAAAATAGGAGAAAATGAAAATGAGATTAACAGAAAATCAATTAAGAAGAATTATTAGAGAAAGTATTAAAGATTTATTTGTTCCAGACCCAGACTTCACATGGGGGAGAGGTCACTCAGAGTCTCATTTTGATGCTGATACTCTATTTAATAAAAATTGGGACGCAAATTTAGAATTGGCAAGAGAGGAACTCTTGCCACAATTGTCATACGGCGCACAAGTTTTGGACGGTTGGAAACACCATTCAAAAAGAAGTGGAGATCTACAAATCTATATTCCTAATTTTACTCCAGAAGATGGTTTAGTAATGAGTGATTATGGATTTAAGGAAGCAAACGCTGATGACATCCACAGTGCGTATAGAAATGTACCAGGGAAACTCTTTGTAAGAACAGTTTCTCAAGCTTCAAATTATGGTTCGTACATGGATTAAAATTTTATTAAAGGATTTAAGAGGATGGCAATTGATAAAGAATTTTATAATGAAGCGTCTGCATCTAAATTGGGATGGCTACCAAGCTGGTTTATTCCTGGCTATACGCTTTTTGATAAGAAATTAACATCTGCTATTAAATCATTTCAAAAAGAAATGGGTCTATTAGATGATGGAATGTGCGGTCCAACTACGTATCGAAGAATACTTGCGAAAGTGGAGAGTGAACGCCCATTTGTGGGACTATCATGGGAACCAACAAGTTCAGATGTGTTATGGCATAATAATCAACCTATAAAGATAAATTGGCCTGCAGAAAAAGTCCATACATTTAAAGATGAAGCGTTCCCATTTGCAATATCCGAAGGATTAACAAAGAAAAGCAAGCCTAGAAAAATCAAGAGTTTTGTCGCTCATTGGGATGTATGCTTGTCTTCAAGTTCTTGTGCTGACGTATTAAAAAATAGAAATGTATCTGTCCATTTTATGATCGACAATAATGGAGATATTATTCAGTTACATGATATCAATGATGCATGTTGGCACGCTGGTGTAGGAACTGTCAATGAGAATTCGGTAGGCGTAGAGATATCAAATGCCTATTACACTAAGTACCAAGATTGGTATATAAAAAATGGATTTGGGCCTAGACCAATAATTACGGATGCAAAAATCAACGGTAAAAGTTTGGATGAACACCTAGGATTCTATGATATTCAATTGCGAGCATTATCAGCTCTAATGCAAGCTATTCATTCCGCATGTGGAATTCCATATATTGTACCAGAAAAGCAAGACTATTATTCGCCAGAGACAACCAAAGCATCTTGGCAAGGATTCATGAATCATTTTAACTGCTCTGATAAAAAAATCGACTGTGGAGGTTATAATTTAAGTGAATATTTTTTAGGAGACTCTAATGATAATAAATAGAAATTATTATGGAAAAAATAGAAAAAAAGCTATTGAATTCTTAGCCGAAAGAGAGGGATGGTCTCGAGATTTTGTTCTTTTGACCGAAAATACTCCAACGACAAAACGTCTTCTAACTGAGGTTGTGGGATTATTACTTTTGGCAGCAATGGCGATGGCAACCTTCTTCATCGGAAAGACTTTCTTTAAGAACTTATGGGAAAAAGTAGAATTTATTCCACCCGGACAAAGAAAAGAAATTCAAGAAATAGTCACTAAAGTAACCAAAGATAATCCAGAAAATGAAGAGAAAAAAGAAGATGCTTTGAAGAAAGCTTTGGAAGAATATGGCCTAGAAGAAGATAAAATCTCTAAATTCATGGAAGCTTGGAAAAAGAATACAGAAGAAGCCAAAGAGGAAAACGCCGACGATATATCGGAAATTCAAAAAGCTTACAAAACTT